GCAGTATCTGAAACATTTTTTAATTATAGTCACTCTCCATTTTTAGATATTGTAAATTCATTTAGAGAAAAATTTAATTTTTATAGTCGTTTAATAAGAAATAAATATAACGCATATAATGATTTAATTGTAGATATTACAAATGAACTTGAAATTTTGGATAAAAAAATAAAAATTGCAAACGAAAAATTTAGCAAAATGATATTTTATGGTTCTACATTGAGTGCAGAAGTCGTAGGTGTTTCATATTATGGATTAACAAATTTACATAAAAGAAAACTCGGAATTCGTCGCATTACTAATGGAAATAGTAGATATTTAGAATATTAGACCTTTTCTCATTTACGCGAAGGGAACCCATTTTGTATAATAAAAAATTGATTTAATTTTTATTATAAAAATATATATTCAAACAACTATCAAAAATGTACCAACCAAAACCTATATACAAATTATTAGATGGGATACACATAAATATGCTGGATTTGAGAATGTTATCCGCAAATCCAAATCCAACTGCTATATCTATATTAGAAGCAAATTCAGACAAATTAGATATGCAGTGTTGGGAACATTTATCATGTAATCCAAGTGCTATACCTTTATTAGAAAAAAATCCAGATAAAATTAATTGGAAGTATTTATCATTTAATCCAAATGCTATACCTTTATTAGAAAAAAATCCAGATAAAATTTATTGGAAATATTTATCCGCAAATCCAAATGCTATACATTTATTAGAAGCAAGTCCAGGTGTAATTTATTGGAAATGGTTATCCGAAAATCCAAATGCAATACATTTATTAGAAGCAAATCCAGATGAAATTGATTGGAGTAGGTTATTAGGAAATCCAAATGCGATTCCATTGATACAAGCAAATAAAGATACAATTTATTTGGAATGGTTATCAGACAATGATATTCCATTAGTAGAACCAATTCCAGATAATAGTTATTTGGAATTGTTATCACGTAATCCAAATGCTGTTCCATTATTAGAAAAAAATCCAGACAAAATTGATTGGGATGAATTATCCGGAAATCCAAATGCTATATCTTTATTAGAAGCCAATCAAGATAAAATTAATTGGGATAAATTATCCGGAAATCCAAATGCTACATCTTTATTAAAAAAAAATCCAGATAAAATTAATTGGTTTTTGTTATCAGCAAACCCATGTATATTTGAAATGGAATATCAAAAAATGAAAAAACAAATGGTAGATATTTATTTTGAAGAATTAATGATGGTTACTTTACATCCAAACCGCGTTTCAGCATGGTTAGCTGCTGGATTTGAAGATTTTTAGTATAAAATGTCATTTTAAAACGGGCTCCCTTGGGGTAAATGAGAAAATGTGTAATAAAATTACAAATGTAATTGGTTTGTAATTTTATACTTCTTTACCATTATATATTTGGTTTAATTGTCTATTCACACGAATAAACGTAGCACATTTTGGTATATCCTTTATTTTTTTTGCACCAATATATGTCATTGTAGAACGAACACCCCCTTGTATATCAAGTATAGTGTTCTCAACTGGGCCACGATATTCCAATTTCACCGTTTTTCCCTCACTACTTCTATATTTAGCAACACCTCCACTATATTTATTCATTGCAGTAGAAGAACTCATTCCATAAAAAATCTTATACTGCTTGCCATTTTCTTCTATTAATTCTCCTCCGGACTCTTCATACCCGGCAAACATGGAACCACTCATTACGAAATCCGCACCAGCCCCATATGCTTTTGCAAAATCACCTACAACTTGTAATCCACCGTCACTAATAATATGAGCATCTAATCCGTGAGCAGTATCTGCACATTCAATTACAGAACTTAATTGCGGCATACCAATACCAGTTTGTTTTCGTGTAGTGCAACAACTACCACTGCCAATACCCACTTTCACTATATCCACTTTACCATTCATAACAAGTTCTAGCACTCCTTCCGATGTGCATACATTTCCAGCAATTATGATTTTTTCTGGATATTTATTTCTAATCTCCCTACATTTTTCAATAAATTTGGACATATAACCATTTGCAACATCCACGCAAATGAATTTAGGGTCGACCACTTTTATTATATTGTCTAAATTCATCAAATCGGTCTCACCAATACCGGTGGAAACTGCATAATATTCTTTATTTAAATCCGCTTTTATTAAATCCTCACTATTATAATATTTATGTAAACATGTTAATACTTTGTGTTTTTGTAATTCATTTGCCATTTCAATAGTACCAGTAGTATCCATATTACTTACCATAATAGGAACCCCTGTCCAAGAGTAAGGAGAATATTTGAATTTGATAGTTCTTTCTAAACTTACCTCCGACCGGGAAGAGTATTGACTTCTTTTCGGTAGTAATAAAACATCCGAAAAATCTAATTTAACATCATCTAAAATCTTCATCGTATACTATTTTATACGAAAAGATATATGATAAAAAACCGCAAATGTTTAAGCTGAACACATTTCACAAATTTCTTCTTCTTCCCCTGTCGCATTATTTTTCTCCGGTTCAATTGTAAATTGTTGTGCTTGATGACGGCCTCTACGTCTCAAATAATAAATACCGGTTTTTAACCCTTTGGACCAAGAATAAAAATGCATGGATGTCAAATTGGAATAATTTGGGTCTTCTAACCATAAATTCAAACTTTGACTTTGGCAAATATATGCGCCTCGGTCCGCCGCCATATCAATTAAATTACGCATTGGTATTTCCCAAACGGTTTTATACTTCTCTCGTATTTCTTGTGGTATGAAATCAATATGTTGGATTGAACCATGATTGGCAATAATATTGTTTTTCATCTTTTCATTCCATAAATCCAATTCAATTAGGTCATTCATTAAATATTTATTTGCTAATATGAATTCACCTGCAATGGTTCGTCTACTATAAATATTACTTGTAATTGGTTCTATACATTCATTATATCCCAGAATTTGAGATGTAGATGCAGTAGGCATAGGTGCTAATAAAAGTGAATTACGTAATCCATTGGTTTTTATGTCTTCTCTTAATTTAGACCAATCATATCGAGTAGTACATGGCTCTATTCCCCACATATCAAATTGTAATTCGCCTTTTTGCGCTGGCGACCCTTCAAATGTCTCATATGGACCTTCTATTTTGGCGATTTCGCAGGATTGTTCTAATGCGGCATGATAAATCGTTTCAAATATTTGTTTATTAATTTGTTTAGCTTCATCACATGCAAATGGCAAATTCATTTGCATAAAAACATCGGCTAAACCTTGGACACCGATGCCAATTGGTCTATGTCGTTTATTACTTAATTCGGTTTTTGGAGTTGGATAGAAATTGACATCAATAATACGATTTAGATTGTATGTTACAATTTTGGATATTTCGTGTAATTTTTCGTAATTGAATACAGGTGGATTTACTGTTTTATCTACAAATGCAGGGAGAGCAATACTGGCTAAATTACAAACCGCGGTTTCTTTATCGTCTGAATATTCTATAATTTCTGTACAAAGATTGCTCGACTTTATGGTGCCAATATTTTTTTGATTTGATTTTTTGTTGCAGGCATCTTTGTATAATAAATATGGAGTACCTGTTTCCATCTGGGCGTCTAATATTTGAAACCATAATTCACGTGCCTTGACAGTTTTTCTGGTTTTGCCACCTTCTTCGTATTTTCTATATAATTCATTGAATTCTTCGCCATATACATCCGATAACCCAGGACATTCATCTGGACACATAAGAGTCCATGTACCATCGGTTTTGACCCTTTCCATAAACAAATCTGGTATCCATAGCGCATAGAATAAATCACGGGCTTTTAATTCTTCATCGCCGTGGTTCTTCCTCATTTGTAAAAACATTTCAATGTCTGCATGCCAAGGTTCTAAATAGATTGCGAATGAGCCATTTCGTTTTCCACCGCCATTATGGACAACTCCATTATGCAGTAGATAATTATGTTCATTTTTCATTTGCAAGTCATATAAAATACCTTTATAGGAATGTGTTGTTATTTTTTGAACACGACTTAGTAATACATCATTATAACGCAAGAATTTGAAAAATTGTTTATCGTCATATGTAATATCCATCAAATCACAAATTTCCGCTGTTTTTGGAATACGTAAAACATAACTAATTTTTTTGTTTTCAATTATACCACGTACAGTTTCATGTGATTCACCTATTCTATTTCTAATATATCCGCTTGTTAATACTCCCATTTTCATAGCCAAAAATCTTGTACATTCAATTAAATTGTAAGATGTACTATCTAACACTAATTCATTTTTGATACAGCCGTCTGTATCTAATAATCCCTTCAATATATATTTTGATTTTTCAATAGGTAAATTCAACCATTTCGAAAGCATTCGTTTTTCTTTATTTTCATCATAGAAATCATTATATCTGAATGGTAAATGTATGCATCTATTCCATCTAATTCTAGTAGTATTGTTATCCACTTCTATTTTGTAATCTACGCATTTATCATTAAAATAATTAATTATGAAATCTGCAATATGTTTTTTATTAGTTGTATGCAAAGAAATATATCCAGAAGTATCTGTCTTATTTGACATTGAACCATCCCCTAAAATAACTCCATAGACATAACAATCGTCTGCTGAAATATTTGCAATATCTTTTGAAAAACATGGAATAGGATATACTACCATATCATCTATATCCATATCCTTTGCATCAATCCATTCTAAATCACATATGTTTTTTTCCAATCTATTTTTTATGACTTTATAGTTAAGCCCTTTTTTTTGACCACGTAAAACAAATACTGGATGTTCTGGTGTTATAGTTAATGGGTGAATGGAATGCATTGTTTCTATTTCTAATACTTCTCCGTCATATGGATGTTCAAGCACATTTTGAATAACTTCGACGTCTCCTTGTAAATTATATATTTCAGTTTCATTCATAACACAATGTTGAATTTGTTTAGGACCTTGTGTTGTATAAATAATTGTTTCTGGAAGAACACATTGGTCAACATAGCGAGCAGTGTTATTAAACACTCGTAACATGGGAACAATTCCATTGGAAGCCCCATTTGTTCCTCTTATGTGACTACCCGACGCACGAACATTGTGAATATGTAGACCAATACCACCTGCCCACTTGGATATCAATGCGCAATCCTTCAATGTGTTGTAAATACCTTCTATACTATCATTTTCCATAGAAATCAAATAACAACTTGATAATTGAGGATGAGGGGTTCCGGCATTAAAAAGAGTAGGGGTTGCGTGTGTAAAATATTTTTGCGACATACAATCATATGTTTCTTTCACTTTTTCTAAATTATCACCATGAATACCAATCGCAACACGTAACCACATATGTTGAGGACGTTCAACTGTTTCTTTGTTAATTTTCATCAAATATGCGCGTTCCAAAGTCTTGAAACCAAAATAATCTATTAAATAATCACGACTATAATCTAACATAGATTCTAATTCAGTACCATATTTTTGAACTACATCGTATAATTCTTGTGAAACCAATGACGATTGTTGTCCATGTTTATCTTTATATTCATATAATTGTGTCATTACCTTACAAAATGAGTCCGCTGTATTTTTATGATGATTTGATATAGTAATTCTGCTAGCTAATATATTATAATCCGGATGAGTGGATGCAAGTGAAGCACATTGTTGAGCGCTTAATTCATCAATTTGTGTTGTGGAAATACCATTATATAATTGGTCAATCACCTTCATGGTTAAAGTAGTATAATTGATTTTTATTCCAACTTCGGTTCCAATTGTTTTAATACGTCTTAAAATCTTATCAAATGCAATCACCTCCATGTTACCATTTCTCTTCTTAACAAGCATTTCATCCTCGGTCATTATTGTAGGGGATGCCATTATTATATAATAATATAAAAATATTTATATTATTTTATTTTTATGTTTTATATTTCATTAAAGAATAGGAATTTTAAATATGCATTTTATATGTTTTTATTTTATTCACATATAATAAGGATATGGAAATCCAAAAAAGTAGAAAAATTATGCGTAAACAAACAAAACGGAAGGTTACACAGCGAAAGACAATGAAGAATAAACAAACCAAGAAAATAATGCATAACACAAAAAAATATTATGGCGGAAAATTCAATTTAAAAGATGAAAAAAGAGTCAGAAAATCATTGAAAAGATTTGATTTTAATAAAAAAGAATTAAAAGAAGTGATAAAAAAATTGGGTTTAGGCGCTCATTATTTTCAAGGAAGAAAAGGTGTACAAGGATTAATATCACAATATAGCGTTTTTAATGATAAAGAACGGTTTAAGGAATGGTTGGATGAAGAATATGATAAACTTGCGGAAGATGATGAAACTGATTGGGAAGATTGGGAAAGTGATGAAAGTCCCGAAAGTCCTGAAAGTCCTCAAAGTAATGCTAGTGATTCAATGTAATATTATTTTAT